CCTACTTAAAACTGGAGCGAAACTTGCTAGACACAATGCAAACAAGCGAGGTATATGGAGGCAAGGAAAAGATGAACTGGAACGTTGCCCCTCAAAAGTCACGCAATGGGCATTATCAAAAGCAGCCGAAACCGCACCTCGTGTTAGCTGGAGTGCGTCAGGCTACGCAAGAGGTTTACGATCATTCATATTGGAACGTGTAACGGCCATTCATAGCATAGAATTTAGTGTTTATGATAAAGATTATGGATTTGCTGGTACTGCTGATGCTTTGATAGATATTGATGGAAAGTTAACTATTTGTGATTGGAAAACCTCTAAAGAAGTAAGAAGTGATGAAATGTTATTGAACTATTGTCATCAACTTGGAGCGTATAATTATGCCCTAAGAAAACTTACAGGTATTGAATGTACTCAGGCATTAGTTTGTATAGCTCGTAGAAGTGGAAAACCGCAGCTAAAACTAATGGATAGTCTCAGTCTACGGTCTAGCGAGATATGTTTTATGGAACGCTGTATGAAATTCCAGGAACAGATAAAAGAATTAGCTGTTGTTTAAGTCTTTCCAATCATTAAAATCCCATTCGGAAGTATATTCACATAATACTTCAAATGAATTTATATCCTTTTTAGCTTTAGTTTTAGCTTCTTCTATTGAATTAGCATCTACTTCTATTTCAAAGTAATTAATTTCTGCACAGGTAATTCTAAATGATTTCATCATAATCTCCTGGTTCGGGTAATTCTTCAAATTGTCTTTTAGCACTTTTTTCAGCTACATGACATATACGTTCTTCTTCCCAATTGGGATGTTGTTTTGAAAAATAATCATAGGCTTCATAATAAAGATTTTCTAGAACAGCATCATTATCTGGTACGGGATATATACCAGCATCTTCTAAATCCTGGATAGCTTTATCTTCCATTTGACTATCAAGTGCTGATTGATGATTGTGCATAAAAGAATCGCTCATTTTTTTAACCTCTTTTTGTTAGTGATATATAAATTGGCATATTTAACAGCCAATTCTGGTTCGTCATTTGTTTCTGCCCATTTCATAGCTTTATAAATAGTATGTAGGGCATTTAGCTCTAAATTTTTAACTTTTTTATCGTCAGGTTTAGAATCTTCTTCCCATTCATACTGATCTAATGCTTTTTTGGCATATCTGTATGCAGTAGATTCTGGTACGTTAGATTCCATTAATGTTTTAACAACATCATTTTTATCTAAATCCTTACGAAACAAATTTAAAGCTAAATCTATCGCTTCTTTTCTATCCATTAAGGCTGTACCGTAAGAATTAAAACCTTAGCCTGTATACGACTAAGGATTTCAGTTTGGTCAGAATCAATCTTTATTGGTTTGTCGTTTTTAACAGAATCTAAAACTTCCTCTAATAGATAAAGTTCTTCTAAATCAAAATCAACAAAATCCTCTAAAGAAATTCCTTTATAGTTATCGTCAGTAATTTTCATTTATCTAATCCCTCTAAGTAAATTTTTTCTAATGGATCGCTTTCCTCTCTAAAAGAAAAGAAATTTTCTCTTGTATCTTGTGGTATGCAAATACCTAAACCTGGATCGCTTTGACGTAAGAATAAATGAACTGGTGTTCTACCAATATTAGGATTAAATAAATGATTCCAAAGGTATAGACCTAAATCATTAAAAACTTTTAAAGGTAAATCTTCATGTTTACCATTCACTAAGTAGTTATAAACGGTACGAGTACCACACCAATCAATCCCCTCTAAAGTAATTAATGGTTTGTACTTACCTTTTTTAATTGAACTTTCATGTTCAACTTTAGAAAAAAGATTAAACTTGTCTATCCACATATCATGGATTCTTTGATCGCTATAACCCATTGAACCTGATCCAATGATTAAAACGTTTTTCTGAGAATTTTCAGTAATTTTCATTTTGGTTAGTCTAAAAAACTAAGTGCCTTACTATATTACATGAGAAAACGTAATTTGCAAATAAAAAAATTCTCACATTCATATTGCCATTCATACTGGTTGTTGATACGTTTAGATTATCCATTCATCATTCATTATGAAAAGTTTATTAAAAGTCAGTAGTAATAAGGATATTACAGTAACATTCAGTACTGAGCAGTTATTTTTTATTGTAACCTGTTTATTAAAATTGATAAGACTTGATAAAAGTAATTTTAAATTTAATCATAAAATTTACAAAATAATAGATAAAATTAGTTGCAAGTTATTTATTAATGTGTAACAATATATGGTAGAAGATCAGTTTTTCACTTCTAACCAAAAAAAATGTCAACTTCAGTTACTACAAAACAAGTCTCAAGTCCATACGCAATTTTTCATGATGAGACTAAAATTGGTTGCCTACCTTATGAAGTAATAAGGATAGCTAGTCAATTTGTATCTAAGGATTATTCAAAACTACTTTTAATGGGTATTCACTTAAAAGTAGATAAAAAGAATATAACTGTTGAATCAACAGATGGTCACAGATTATTTACATTTACTTTCCCTAATAATGAATTAGGATTCAAACTAGAAAAAAATGTTGTTATACCTGGTTCGATTTTTAAAAGTCAGATTAAAAATTGTACTAAAATTTTAATTACTGATAATTTAATTACATTCATGAATGAAGAAATTTTCTTATCTTCCATTGATTATCAATCAATAGAGGGTACTTATCCCGATGTTCAAAAGTGCATACCTGATTCTTTTAAAGACTTTGAAAAGATAGGTAAAGAATTTTCATTCAATGCTAGTTATTTAGCAGAATTTTGTAACCAGGTTAAAAAAGTAAGTAGTAATAAGGTAGTTACTTTTAAGGGAAATTTACCTACAACCCCATTCATAATAACTGCTGACTGGGATATTAAAAATCCTTTTGAATCTATAGAGGGATTTAAACCTGTTTTAACTTATCTTATTATGCCTGTTATGAAAAGAAATTAAATTAATTTCAATAAATAGGTTTACTTTTATCTTCTTATGTGTAACAATAGAACATAAGAAGATTTTTTTTTATTCAACTTCTTATTAAATAAAATGAATTTTAAGTATTTAACTATTAAAGAAACTAACGAATTATCGTTAGCTAAACAAATAGAGACAATTACATTAAGGCATATTGAAACCTTAGAAAAAGATTTAAAAGAATTCAATTTTATTATTGATTATCTTAAACAATATGAAAATAAAAAGATTGATAAAAGAAAAGTAGAAAAGTTAAATGTTTTATTGGATAGACCAGACCATAAAACAGAATACGGAAATTGTTTAGATTCCAAAGGTTATTTTATAAGGGAATCAGGCAACATGATTTATTTAACCAGGTTAGACTGGATTAATAGTGATGCTAAATATGGGTTATCTATATTAATTGGATATGATAAAAACAAGGTTATTAATATCAAAAATATTTTAGATTATAATCCTTGTTATTCTAGCAACTTGCAAAGACTAATAAGTAAGGCATCAGTTCAAGTTAACTATAGGAAATATAAGAAGTTAGCTAAATATTTTAATGATATTAATAATATGATGTATGAATATAATAAATTATTAGATGAATATCCTAATAATATATTAGATGAATTAGGAATTAAAAAATATAGACATTATGATTAATAAAATTAATTGTTAATAATTGTAACAACTATATCTATTGTACTACAATAGTAAATTTTTAGTGTTTATAATTAATAGTAAGGAAGAAAAAATTTTTTACAACTTCCTACCAAAAAAAATGAAATCAACTTATTTTATTTATCTTCTTTGTGTATCTATTATTGGTGTTCAAGGATTTCTAACTATTAGAGATTTTAAAATAGATGCAGTTACAAGAGGAACAGAAACCACACAAAAAGTAAGTAATGTTCTTACTTCATATTCTCAATACTTACAAGGATTAAATTAAGATTATGAAGTATAACCACAAATTTTTTGATAATCCAAGACTAGCTTTTGAGATTGCAAAAAGTAAATCAATGGCTTTTCGTAATAACATAGATGACTATATGTTCATGTATGCAACAGAAAACCAACTACATTTTAAAAATTCTTTTACCAGGAAGTACTTACTAATCAATTATTAATTATGGATTTTGATGTTAACTACAATCTTCGATATTTAGATATGGATACCGAAGTTAAAAAATGGATAGAACAGGCACCAAAAAGTTTGAAACTATCAAGAGGCCAAAAAAGTTTTTACCATGGACAGCCACAAGTAAAATTATTTTTTGACATTGTGTAAAATCTAATTAAACAAAATTAAAAAATTAAATTAACTCTATCTTATTGATAGGGTTTTTTTTTGTGTAAAAAATTATTATTAGAAATTAATTATTATTGTTTGCGTTTTTTCTTTTCTTTCTTGTTGTCTTGTAAATTACTAATTTTAATTTTCTATTGGTACGCTTGCCAAGTTCCCAACGGTTCCCAGGAAAAAAAGACAATGTGATGTAAGAAAAATTTTAGACAAAAAAAAAATTATGGTGGTGGGGTGTTCCCTGTCTCCCACCTGTTCCCGATCTCCTACCCACTTTCCAACTTCCAGAAAGTGCAAGGGGTGGGGGTGGTGTAGCAAAACTGTAACAAATATGTGACAGAGCCCTGAACCTACTGATAAATCTAAAAATTATTTCCTTCTACACTATTTATTATAGTACAATACTACAATAGTGTCAACTATCTTTTTGACCTTCTATTCGTATAGCTAGTTCTGGAGCATTTATGTTCACAGTCTCTACACTCTCCCCTACTACTTTACCTAATGAATCTAATATCTGAGCAGCAGTTTGGAACTGACCTTTTTTGCAAGCCTTATCAAAAAGTCTTACACGCATAGCTTGAAGTCTAGCGATCATGTTTTCCCTATCTTTTTGCCAATCTTCTTCATTCCACTTTGTTACCTCTTTCCAATCGTTCCATGCAGTCTTAACGCAAACTCCTTCTCTGGAAGAATGTTCTAAAACCAGATGTCTTGCTGGCAAACCTTCCAACTGTCTCTTATATAACCTTTGCCTTCTCTGTTCTATAACCATATCTGGCGATCTACCAGGATTTCTTTTCTTTGGAACGGATCTATCGTCAAAATTCTGTAGGATTGCTTCTGTCACGGACTGAAACTTATGTTAAAATAGCAAATTAGTCGATAAAAACTACAAAATAAATTAAAATTAGGGTTATTTTGTACTACATGAGTGTAAAAACAAGAGAAAACTTAACATTGCGTTGGGCACAGGGGGAGGTGTTCAATGCAAAAAACAGATTTAGGGTACTGGTAGCTGGCAGAAGATTTGGAAAATCATATTTATCATGTATTGAACTTGTAAACGCAGCGATAAAACGACCAGGCGAGACATATTTCTACTGTGCTCCTACATATCGCATGGCAAAAGACATTGCCTGGAAGGAACTTAAAAAGTTAGTGCCAAGAGAATGGATACAATCAAAAAATGAAACAGATTTAAAGATTGAGCTAATAAATGGCTCACTTATTGAACTAAAGGGAACAGAAAACGCAACCACGTTAAGAGGTCGAAGTTTAGCGGGTGTTGTGCTTGATGAAGCAGCATTTATGGATTCTGACGTATGGTTCCAGGTTATTCGACCAGCATTAGCAGATAAACAGGGTTGGGCACTTTTTATTTCAACACCCGATGGCACGGCAAGCTGGTTTTATGATTTATGGTGTTACGTTCCAGAAGATCCCACGGGAGATTGGAAAAGGTGGAGTTTTACCACAGTAGACGGGGGCAATGTTCCAGTTGAGGAAGTCGAGGCAGCCAGAGCCCAATTAGATAGCAGAACATTCAAGCAAGAATTTGAGGCAAGTTTCGAGAATCTTACGGGATTGGTGGCGGTCAGTTTTAATGACGAGAACATCAGTAGCGAAGTCCAGGATTTACAAATGTTGCCATTAATTTTGGGATTAGATTTTAACGTGGACCCTATGGCGGGAATTTGTGCGGTCAAGCATAATGACTGCCTTTATGTATTTGATGAGATCATGTTGACGGGTGGTGCAACAACTTGGGATTTTGCGGAGGAAGTTATCAGAAGATACGGGGTAGATAGACGAATTATTGCGTGTCCAGACCCAACAGGTAGTGCGAGAAAAACAAGTGGAGTCGGAGTTACGGACCACAATATTCTCAGGAGGAGTGGATTTACTGTTATGAGTCCGAAAAGTCCGTGGAAGATCAGGGATAAAATTACATCAGTAAATACAGCTTTATACGATGCAAATGGAAATCGCAGAACATTTATCCACCCACGATGTAAAGAATTGATAAAAGCACTACGAACTTTAACTTATGCACCAAATACAGGCTTACCAAATAAAAACCTGGGAGTAGATCATGCGTTTGATGCTTTTGGATATTTATGTTTGCAGCAGTTTAATCTTGTCAAACCAGAGACATTAGGCCAAACTTCGTTTAGAATATACTAAGAGTTACCTAATTCTTACCATGCCTTACCACTACGGAATGAAAAAGAAGAAGAAAAAGAAAAAAACTAAGAAAAAGTGAGACAGTTTAGACGGGTAAGACGAGACAAAAAGACAGGAGTGCCTAGTAAATACCTTACAGGTGCTCGAAATCGTAGTGCAAAGGCAAAAGAAATAAAAGATACAGCCGAAAAGTACAAAAAAGGTCAGTATATTGATATACAAGCCATTTCCAAATTACGTTCCCAACAAGATGACACAGACAAGAAGAAGAAAACCT